GAAAATTGCGAGTTTTATTCTTCACGCGGTTTTTATTGCGAGTGCGAAAAAGAATCTGAGTTAACAGAAAAAGAACTTACAAAGCACTGGGAAAACTGCGAGCCAGGATGCCCCTGCTTTTTTCTGCACAATGATTATGATGATTATGATGATATTGTAAAATTATTTTAACAGGAGGAAAAAAAAATGACACTTGACAACAATTTATTAACCAGAATCAGAAACGCCGCAAACGTGATAAAAATTACAAATATGACTTATAACCAGCAAATAACTTTTCTTGCTAACACCTGCCCGCCCGAAGCAGATTTTACAGACTGGGCCGCCAGCGTTGCGTTATATCTTGTGCATGATGCAGCCGGGGAAAAATTACAAGCTGCGGAATAAATGCCGCCCATGTGGGGACCGTCAGAAATGGCGGCCCTTTTTTTATTGCAGCAGATCATACCGGACCCGGCCCGGACCTATAGCGCGGGCCCTGGATAGCTGCCGGCGTTGTTGATCTTATGCCGGGCCCCGTATGGCCCTATATGGCCACATATAGCCCCGCCGGACTGGATGCCGGACCTATTGCGGGCCGTATATGGCCCCAAATCGCCCCAAATAGGCCCCTAAAAGCATATAGCCGTATAAATGACCACTAAAAGCCGTTAAGGGCTTAAAACGGGCCAAAATAAGATATTTCAAAAAATATCAAAAAATTTATAAAAACCACTTGACATATTATAACAAGTGCGATATTATAACCATATCAGGAACAAACAAACAAAAAAAACGGAGGGCGACAAAATGAGAAACGGTTACGAAGTAGTAAAGGTAGTAAAAGGAAAAGAAATTTACAGAGCAATCGGTACAAGATATTTTTACTACGTGGATAACAAAGTAACAGAAAAAACAAGATCATACTGGACATTCAGAACTATAAAAGCAGCAGCAAAATTCATTGAAGAAAATTTTTAAAAATAAAAAGCGCCCAGGCAGGGCGCTTTTTTTATGCTATAAAATCGTTAATGCTGAAAACTTTACCGGATAAGTCTTTCACGGAATCAGCAAATTTTATATTCTTGTAAAATATGCCGGTACTATTGCGGCCCTTGTCAGGTATCTTTTTTGTGATCTCACGGAAAAATTTTTTGCTGGACATCTCAAACTCATTATTAACCTTCGCCCACTTGCTATAAACTTTAAACAAATCAGAGGCCATAATTTTACAGTCTGAATCATAGTCTATTATGATGCACTGCTCAATGAACGATGCCAGGAGATCCATTTCCTGCTTGTATTCCTTGACCGCCTCAAGTACGCACTCAGGCTCATTCATACCATCACGGAGCCACATTCTGTAGCCGTCCGCTGCCCAGTGCATTATCTGCGGCATTTCCTTCCGCAGCTTGTATTTCAGATTTTTATCCACCTTTTCTGCCGGGATATTGACTTCAAACGGTATCAGCTTAATACGCCTCCATATTCCTAAGTCCGTACCCCTTACAACGGGCTTGTGGTTTGTGGCTATCCATATCTTAAATTCCGGCGTGTATTCAAATTCATCACCATACAGGAATCGACAAGTAACCTTGCTGCCCCCGGTAAGCTGCTTCAGCAATCCCTCGTTAAGCCTTACACCCTCTGTCGGTTCTTCACAGGTTACAAACCTTGCAGATTTAAGCCTTGCAATGTCACTGTTAGCACCGTCATTCCCCCATTTTTTCATCATAATTGTTTCAGGCTGCGCGTTGCTTGCATAACTTCCTAACATATCTGCAACGGTATCAAGGAACGTGCTTTTTCCGTTATTCCCCAGACCATAAAGGAAATAAGCGCACTGTTCGCTTGTGTTGCCGGACAGACTGTAACCGATGCACTTCTGTATGTATTCCTGAAGGTCCTTATCTCCTGACGTTATATCATTGAGGAAACTTAACCACAGTTCAGGCTTCTTGTCGCTCGGATCATATTCCGCATAAGTGATTTTTGACATCATAAAATTACTGTCGTGCGGTATAAGTTCACCATTTCGGAGATTAACAATCCCGTTCTGGCAGTTAACATAATCGGTGTAAATATCAAAATCATCAGGCTTTCCGGGTATACCTTCCAAATGCTGACATTCCTTTATCATAGCTTCTTTATTTTTTGATGACATTGTGCGGTTCGCCCACTTAAACAGAACAGCCTGTGCCTCGTCATCCTGCTCCATAAACGCCTCACGTTTCAGATCCTCACACACGTTATCAGCAAGTTTCTTTATCTCGCCGGACTCGTCAAGCCGCCATGCAGAGCCATCCCAGTACATCCATTTTTTACGGTTGTATGAATAGCGTATAATGTTTTTGTACTTGTCATAGAGTCGGTGTGCGTTGCCGGTATCGGTCATATCATACTGTTTTTTAGGTTCACTTACTCCTACAGTACCGTTCTTGAATATCGCAAACGCTAAATCCGTGCCGTCACCATGCCGCTGCGGTTCGTAAACATCAGTACAGTTTATGCAGGCCTTGTTTATGGTTATCTCACCATATGTTTTACTACCACGCTTTTCATCCCATTTAGCTCGCATCAGCCCGCTTGCACGGAAAAGCCTGTCCATCTGCGCCTGATTTTTCTGTGTCCAGAATGCCAAATGGTTACAGAGCGCTAAATCAGCTTCGGATTGTGACGAATAAAGCTCCTGCCAATTACCGGAATAAAGCATATTAAAGATACTGCCTGACTTGCAGTTCCTTGCACGGTCCAAAACTTCCTGATCTTCAAGGTCTATTTCTTCGTGATAGTAAGTTTCAACCCTGGGCTTTTCAGACGGCAGATATTTGCTATGTAAAACCTTTATGCTTTCGGTACAGTCCACGACTTCCGTATATTTTGCGTTGTAAATCTTGCCCGTACAGATAAAATACCGCCCGGAAGAATACATTTCAACACCGCCTTTGCGCCTTGCACCGCTGGGGAGTGTTCCTTTGCAGATTATGTGGATGCCGGAACCACTTTTTGAAAATTCTGTATAGCTTTGCAGAGTTTCCACAAATTCATCACAGAAATCCACATTATCAATGCAATGGTCAAGATCAACACCAAAATAACCGTTAGCGAACATCATCCCAAGACCGTCAAAACCGTAAGTATCGCAGGCTTTTACTGCTGTCTCAAAGTCGCCCCAGGTATCGGGGTTATTGCTTTTTGCATTCTGCCCGGTATAAGGATTTTTAGGGATTTTATCCGCACCAACCCAGCACACCCACTGTTTTAATTTTTTAAGTTCAGCCGGGATATTTTCAATCAGCGTTATCAATGTTTTCTTCTCCTCTCACTCTCTTTATTTCAGATTCAGAAACAAACCATCTATTAGTAGCATCATATTTTTTAGCTTTTATCCTGCCTATTTTTATCCAATAACGCACTGTTCTTGTTTTTATACCGAGTAACTTTCCTGCTTCCTGTAAACCATACATATTCTCCATTTTATTCATCTCCTTTCATTTTTAAAAACCTTTTTTCAATCAGCACCGACACAACCTGCCCTACGCTTATTCCTTTAGATTTTAATATGTTTCGTGCTGCCTTGCCATTGTTCAATGTGTCAAAAATTAGGGCGTTGTGCCACAGATCAACAGGATGCACCCCCTGAAAACCGTCAAGCGACTTTATCAGCTTTAATCCCTTGTCAAACGCCTTTTTTTCATGCGGTAACGGGATCATGCGGCCTACTCCCAGGGCGAAACATATTTCCTCATCCGGGCGCTGCTTTTTCCTGCACTGTTCTATCATTTCATCAATATCAGGCATCTTTTCCATTTTGCACCTCCTTATTTTTCTTCCGCTTGCACTGGCTGCAATCCCACCAACACATATGGTCTCTGCATCCTACTATATCCATTTCATTGTTGTGGTAAACACCTCCGCACTGATACCTGTAAGTGTAAGCATCACATTCATCATCGCCGGTCAAATAAGAATCCACAACCTTGCCCTTGTCGCAACCATCCATTTCGTGATATTCAGGTCTCATTTTCGCACACCTCCTTGTATTTCTGCTCTATCTCTGCATCTGTCATTTCCGCCAACTGCTGCCATAACTCCCTGCTGATAAGCTCTGACCGGATACGTAACTTGTTATAGATTTCATTTACCATCTGTTTTCTGTTCATCTGCTAACCTCCTTTCAAGTCTTGATAATTTTTCCTTTTCTACCTGTTCTACCACACACATATTCTGATACATTATCGTAAGCTGTTCCAGGCAGATGAACACATCGGCCATTTCTTCGGTAACATCCTTTTTAGTCTGTGCTGTGTGGTATCTGCGGTCTTTCAGGAGTGCCTTTGTAAGCTCTGAAAGCTCTTCAATGGCGATATCCACCTGGTGATCTTTGCCGTAGCGGTCAATAGCCTTATAAAGCGTTTCTCTGTTAGTCATCAATATCTACCTCCTCACGGATAAAACAGTTAGTAGTATCTTCCAGGAAACTCAGCACTAATTCTTCTGCATCAGGCAATAGCCAAATATCGTTGTGACTTAACAGCCATTCTTTTTGAAAATCCCGGAACTTATAGATTGCGGCCATCTGTGCTAAATGTGTTTTATTTTTTGTCATTCTGTGTCTCCTTATCCGCAATAATCGCTAAACTGACTGCTATATCAGCTAACATTGACGCTATTGTACCTAAATGCGAGCAAACAAGTTCCTCATAGGTTCCTTCTGGTAATTCTTTTGACTGTTGAATTAAAATATCAATCGTTTTTTTCGTCTGTTCTAATTTTGTCATTTTCCACCTCTTTCAGATACTTATTAACAATATCTAATGCCTTAAAATAGGCGTTTCTGTCTCTAAATTCGTGTATTTCATCCAACGCATCTATCTGTCTGTATATTTCTTTTTGTACATTCTTCCACGCCTCCAGGCTACGGATAGCCACACCTACAGCTTCTCTGTATCTATCCTTTTGAGCATCGCTTTTTTTCGGATAGCCACCGTTTACATCAGACAGCATCCTATACAATTCATCTTTAATTCCTTCGTTGGTCATTTTCAACCTCCCCGATTTTCTCGATTGCTTTTACCGCATCGTCAAGACCGTGACGATATCCAATCTTGTATTGATCATTTGTGAGATAGCATTTCTGCTCAAACTCTTGTCTTGCAAGTTCTGGGTCAATTCCCCAATGTCTAACCGCTACTTTAACGGCATTATCTAAAGTTAAAAACATTGTCATTCTTCCACCTCCTCAATTTGCATAAAATGGGCAATTCCCGCTTTTTCTTTCTTCACACTCAATAGGCGGGGGTGTGACGGACGGTAAAGCTCTAACCTCTGTGACAAAATCATCTTCTTTTGTGTGTCCTAACCACCAACCCTCACACAACTCAATAACCGCCTGCCTGCTGATAGCATCGTCACAAGGTACAACTGCTATAACATTTTTCTCAGGATGTTCTAATGCTTCGATTGATATTACAATCGCGGCTATTTCGTCATCTGACAAATATTTACTATATCTTTTCATTTGTTTAAGTTTATAAATTGCTTCTTCCCTTGTCATAAATCCACCTCAATTTTTCTTCCATTATCGCTTCCACATCTACCACACCAACTATTAAATGTATATAAGTCCATTTCATTTCTATGATGTACTACATTTCCGCAATATGAACATTCATATCTATCATCTTCCTGTTCTGACAAATCAGACATTCTTAGCCATTGCCCTTTTCTCGATTTGAATACTTTTAATTCTTTGAGCCACTCGGCAAGCTGACGATGCTCTTCGGCACATTCGCAACACTTCTTTTCTGCATTTTCTGCTAATCCTATTTCATAAAGATTCTTCTTATGTTTTTTGCAATTTGAGTAGAGAATAGCATCTTCTTCGTTTTGTCTTGCCACCTCTTCGCAATGTTTGATTGCTTCATCCAGTGTCATTCTGCATCACCTTCCTTTTGTTCATATTTATATGCGTCCAATACATTCCAAGTACCATTTATAGGAGCAGATATTTTATACTTACCTGTTTTCAAATATTCGCAATAATCCTCTATGCCTTTTACAATTTCAGAATATGATAAACACCAACTATCAACATTTCCTCTATGATAATCTCCACCATCTGCTATGTTTGCAAACTTTCTATTACCTTGTATCATAGCAGGAAGTTTACGAATCAAATCTGTACTGTCAATCGTCATTCTGCACCTCCTTATCTGCTTCGATGATTGTAGATTGATTATTTATTATTCGCTCCATATCTTCGTCAAGATAGTCTGGACATTTGCACTTGTCTGCACAGCCATAGCTTTCATTCTCACATCCCACACAGCAATCACAATCATCTATGTACTTTTTCAACGCATCCGCATCAATCAATCTTCCGTGTCCTTTAGGCAATGGCGTACCATTTCTTATAATCAGCATATCTGTTGTTGAATATTCAGCAGGAATTTCTTTTATCACCTTGTAATAATCTTCAGGTATATCAATCACTATCTGCATTCTGCGTCCCTCCTTTCATGTATTATAGTACCGCTTATGTCGCCTTATGTCAAGTTAAATTTAGATTAAATCTGAAATTTGTAATTGTTTGGGATTCATCCCCAACATTCGATCAAAAGTTTTATAATTAGTAAAAATCATTTCTGTAGCCAGTGCAGCGTTACTGTTTGCGGCTGATAAAACCCTTTTTTCTTTAGCTGTAACCGGGATAAAATCAACCGGCATATTGTATTCCGATATAAAAATATTTTCTTGTTGTTTCGCCCACTCATAGAAACGATCATGGTCAAACCCGCCATACTTCCCACAGTTAGTTGACCTGTACGGAATATCACAATAAATCACGGCATTATCAGGTATTTCTATCTGTTGATAGTCCCTTCCACATCTTAGTAGGCTCTGTAGGCTCTGTAGGCTCTGTAGGCTCTGTAGGCTCTGTAGGCTCTGTAGGCGTTCTATTTCTATCTGTCGCACAATACTATCCAGATCACTTCTTGCTATCTTTTTTATCTGATTATTAAATTCAAGATACCGCTTGTAAATATCTGTATTATGTGTGGATTTTATATCGTACCCGTAAGGCTTCAGTAATTCGGGCCTATCCTCAAAAACAGCTATGTGATACTGATGTTTAAATTCTTCTAAATCCCGGCCATAGATATAATCTTTACCGTTGTTACCAAAAGACCAAACCAGCGCAACATAAGCATCAATATCTTTTAGCCTGAAAAAATCCTCTCGACTTATCCATTCTCTGTGATTGTTTATGGTGTATTTACCCATGCAGCAGTCATAAAACAGCTCCGGCAATCTTGAATCAATATCATTCATTATGAATTTTTTATACTTGCCGGATAATAACGCTGCATGAGTTACCGCACCACCACCGCAAAACAGATCAACAAAAGTTTCTGCCGGTGGTAACTTGCTTACTATCCATTCAGCTATCTTATTTTTACTTCCCTTGTATGGTAAACCGTATCTCATATTATATCTTTTATATTTATCTGTTTATTTTCTTCCGGCTTGAGCAACATTTCTTCTTTTGCTCTGCGATAAAATTCTTTGTTGATTTCAAAACCATAAAAATTACGTCCTGTTTCTAATGCCGCGCGTGCAGTGCTTCCACTCCCGAAACATGGATCAATTACAACATCACCAGGATCAGTAAAGATTTCTATTAACTTTTTCAATAATTTCACGGGCTTCTGTGCCGGATGGATTTTAGGAACGTCTTTTCCGTCCTTTTCCCACATGAACCAGTCAAAAACCATATGACCTGTACCTCTGATATTTTTTCCGTTTTCGTCCACCTGTAAGCCGTTTCTAAACTTTGGCAATTTATCTCTGTAAAACAGTAGAGCGTGTTCTGTCGCCCCAACAACACGCATATTTGCTTTCAGTACCTGCGGGCTGTAATTTTTGATAAATGTTAACGGGATATAATTCTTGAATCCCTGCTTGTTGGCAGCGTTTATCAAGTCATGAGTCTGTTCAAAGGAACAAAACACGATCATACATGGACTGTTTGAGCTTCTGCCCCTGCCTTGTGGCTTTGTGTCGTCTTTTCTCATAAGCCTTGAACAAAAATGGAAATACTCATACACATTAAAGTTATAATCGCTTGCAAATGCGCTCTTGCCTGCCAGCTTGCTCTCTCCGTTCTTGTTATCCCCCCCCACATACCACATAGGATTTGAGCCGTAAAAGTTATTCCCCACGTTGTATGGAATATCCGCAATAATTAACTGCGCCTTCTGTATGGGATAACATTTCCACCCCTGCATCGAGTCGTTGTATAATTCACATTTTAGTCTGCTCTTTCTTTCATTCATTGTTGTTCTCTCCTTTTATTTTTATTCTTTTCCTAACCTTTTCTTTGTTACCGGTTTCATTGCATCATCTTGTCATAATCCAGAAACCGCCAATCATACAAGCTATCGTTATAACCACCTGACCGCAAAACTCATACATCGGTATTCTCCAGTCCTCTTCTTTGAATATTGCCGTTAGCGCTTTTACAAAATTCCGCAACATAGACACTATCCACACATCTGCTACAAGGATAAATAAAAGCACCACCCCCAGGTCAATCTGATACAGCGACATTTTTCCCCTCCGTGAAAGTTATTTTGTAACGCTTGCCAGTCTTTGCCATAGCCTGTATATCCACATCCTGATACACCGCACCATCTAAGCAAATACAATCATAATGCTTGTGGTCAACATCAATGTAAGTCACGACATACTCCAGCGCATCATCTTCATCTATTTCAGCGATAGCTTTCAGCACATCGCCTACTCTGATTTCTTCTTCCTCCTGCTCTTTCTTTTCCTTATACGCTTCTACTTTGTCTATTATTTCTTTGGCGCTATATTCATACAAAATTGTAATTGTACTTATTGTTCCAAAAACAGAAACAACATCATCGAACGACATTCCACCATCATTAGGGTTATCGCAGATAAGCCTTAACGCATCATACAGTTTTTCGGCCGTGTACTCTGCCCTTTCCCTCCGACAATTAAGCACACCATCATCATAGCCTTCTTCATAACCACGCTGATGCTCGTCCTTTACTATCTTCTTTATTTCATCCATTATCTTATCCATTATTTTTTCCTCCTGATTATTTCTACAACCTCATAATCTTTATTCAACCGCACATAGTCAAAACTATATTCCATCCATATATCCAGCATTTCAGGATTTGTAAGCAAAAGATTTATTAAACTACTCATCATTTTTTTATATTGCTTTTTCGTTCTGCATACACTATCAAGCCTATTACTAAACTGGTCCTGAAATTCCAGTATATCAAGCAAAGCTTTTTTGTAACCACCTCTGTATGTATCTGTCATGCTTATATCTCCCAATCCATCGGGCATACATGGAACAGACAGCCGTGTGTCTTTTGTCCCGGTCTTTTTCTTCTGAACCGACATTTTTTGCAGGTATCTTCGCCCTTGCTCGGCTGTTTTTCGCATTCTGCGATAACCTGTGCCATACCTTTCTCATCTATTGCCGTCCTTATTGCATCAACTATTGCTTTATCGTCTAACATTTTTCATCCCTCCGAATCTATCCATTGAACATAACAATACATACCATTCTCTGCTACCCATTCGTAGCAAGCCTGCCTTGTCGGGCAATACACATCAAGCACCTTCCCTGTTCGTACCATGTGACCGCCTGTGTCCTCACACTCGAAGATACCGATATAACGCATATCTTCAGTGTATAGGATGCAAGTCTTGCCAAAATAAGCCGGATCATAAGCCACAATCCCATATTCAGCTTTTCTGCCTGTAGCTGTGTGGTCTGACGGACCATCATATACGGTGGTACGGATAAGCTGCAACGGCTCCCCCTGATCTGACGTTATCTCATCATCAGCATTAACCATAATAGGCGCACACAAGATACCGGATAAGATCAGTGCTATAATCCTTTTTATCATTTCCGCACCCCCAGCTCCTTATCTACCGTGTACCTGACAGACTCAAGGACCGCTTCACCGTCCACATAAGCACCGATAAAACTGTTGTAAAAAAAGTATTCAATGCCATTCAGACAAGCCCGGTAATACTTCTTCTTATCCTCGCTGTGGGCTTTTCTCCAGTGAGCATAGTTTAAAGCGTACTGCCTGCCCTTCTGCTTTGCAACCTCAAGGGCTAACCTTTCACACCCCGAATCTGTCCAGTGTTCCCATCCTTCAAGACTACCGATCTCCATTCTCTTTCCTCCTTAAATAGTATTCGTGATTATAAGTTTTTAATGTTGCATAATTCTTTTTGCGCCATACCCGGTGTTTTTCAAGCTCTTTTTCGTGCTGAAGCTCTGTCATGTTCGCCCGCCATTTACGCTTGTAAGCCGCTATCTTTTCTCTGCAATCTTTACAAGCGTACATACCCCCGGTAGGCTTGCCACACTTACAGGTATCATTCACACTCGATTACCTCCGCTCCGATTTTCTTATAGTACCCTTTACGCTTTTTCCAGTACCCCTGGTACATCCCGAATAAGTCCACAAAGTCAACTACCGTACCATACTGCTTACCCGGTGCCTTGCGCCCCACACGGCCTACAGCCTGGATAACGGTGGTAGAATCCTGCTCCGGTGTTGCAAAGATCACATACCGCAGGTTAGGAACATCAAGACCTTCCTTTGCAAGTGCGTATGTTGCAAGGATAACGTCTATCTCCCCATTATTCAGCTTTTCAAGTGCCTCTTTTCGTTCTGCCTTTGCCTTTTTGCTCTGACCTTTGCCGGATAAACAAACCGCTTTTTTATCGCTCTCTTCTGCCAACAAATCACATAGCTGCTGTAATAATTCCACACGGTTAGCAAGTACCATTGTAGGACCTTTGTTAGCTTGGATTAAGATTTCGCAAAAAATACGGTATGTCCTAATTTCATCATGTATCATGGCATCAATAACCTTGTTATAGTCTATCGTGCCATCGTACATAAGCACCGCCTCATAGTCCGGCATCCATTCTGTATCAATCTTTTTCACCACCACCGGACAAGTAGTATGTGCCACTTCTTCCCGGCTTACTTCGTGGATCTTACCGCCCAGGATGGCAAACATGGCAGCCTCAAGTCTGTCTGCACGTTTTGGAGTGGCTGTAAGTCCGTACTTATGCCGGGCTGACAAACTGCTTACCACCTTGTAAAACTGTGTAACTCTTGTTGGGCTTCCGCAGCAATGCTGGCACTCGTCCACGATTATCACATCAAAAGCATCCCTGTACTGTGACAGATCAAGTTTCGCCATTGTCTGAACTGTAGCAAAGGTGATATGCGTACCAATATTAACCTTGCCTGCTGTAATCGTGCCATAGCCCTCTTTCCCCAGTACGCTCTCTGCCCGGCTCTTGCTCTGATTCAGCAGATCCTGCGTGTGTGTCAACCATAAAGCTCTGCCACCTAACCTTGCTATGATCTCCAGACCGCATTGTGTCTTACCACTACCACACGGCATCACCAACACTCCATTTTTAGCGTATAGCGCCTTGTGTACGGCTTCCGTCTGATACGGATACAGATTTATACCACTTTCGTATTTAATCGGCTCTATGGGACTGATTTCGTTGATATAATCGCTTTTATACGGATGTATTCGCCACACATCCTGCAAACATCCGAACGGCAGCCAATATTCAACACCGTGTATCTCATACAGCATGATTTTTCGTGGTATGTTCCCGGTCCATCTGCCCTGTTTTTCAGCCTTGTAATAGTCGGGATTATCAAGCACCAGGTTTTTCTGACAGTAAGCCTTTACCGCAGATGTAGGTTGCTCTATATACAACCTATTACTAATTCTGACTTTCATCTTGCCCTCCGTGTAAGTGCCTTTGTTAAGCCTGTTCCCATGCCGGTTATGAACGCATTAACGGCTTCATCATCATAAACCTGGCGCAGTGATTCAACGCAATCATTAAAAAGGTCATAATCGCCCTTTTGAGTGGCTTCCCGGTACGCACGCCATAAGCTGTTCATACAGCCATAGATGGCTTCGTCCATCTCATCATTATTCAGTTTTACCGCCATTCCATTCTCCTTTCATATTCCCACATATCCTGTAGCCTGATAAAGCCTAATTCTTTCAAAGGTTTATACGGCAGCAGATAAACCTTGCCTTTATGCTTTACGGCTATCTCCGGCTCAGTGTTTCCGCAGGCCATCCAACGCTCAAACGCCATGATCTGATTCTGCTCCAGCCGTTCTATCCTGAATATGTCCTTTACGCTTGTCTTGCAATCGAACGCATAAGCAAGGCAATTCTTAACAGCCACAACGTCAAACGGCTGCCCCCCGTTAGGGGCCGGGGATATAAAATGCACCCAATATCCCCGGTCTGCCAACATCTGACAGAACTCTTTTTCAAAATCTGAACCTAACTTTTTATTGTTCAAAACATACTCCTTTGAAAAAATCTGCATAAATTAAAACATATTTCAAGAGTTGTGTTTTAAAAAGGTACGATCTCGTCAATGTTACCGGCTACATTCAGAAAACCCTGGTCATCCGTAGTAGTGCTGTCACCGCTGCCCTTACGCTCCGGCTCAACCCATGCAGGTAAACCGCCCTGCTTATCCTTGTGGATAAAGTAATCAACACGCGCCTGAACATTGCCGTTGTATTCTTCATGCTTAATTCTGCAAGCACCGATTTTACCTATCCAGGTAGACATATTAAACTGACCTTCCGCAATATCCTTGAACGAGTCAAAGAACTTTGTAAGATTGCGGTTTGTTATTTCCGGGCGATCAGGTAAAAATACTATGTTGTGGAACAGATACCCCGGCTGACCACTCACATCAAACTTGAATGACAACATATCCTTGCCTGTCTTTGATACCACCTTTTCCGCAGATGCGATCCTTATTCTGTAATCGCCTGCCGGAATAGGCTTAAAACTGCCTGCACTTTCATCTCTTGTGTAATTCCATTCAGCCATCTTAATTTTCCTCCTTATACTCTGATATTTCAAAATTCAGCGTGTAACCTTTTGGGGTACACCTCTGCATTATACACAACGTGTCAAGTATGCTGTTAAACGAGCTGTCATCCACCACAAGCTCTATACCTGGCTCAAAATACTTATCTTCAGGCCTTTGCTGGCTTATCTGCACCTTTTTCAGCATCTTTTTTCACCTCCTGCTTACTGCCCCATTTTGTAAATTCTTCTACAAGGCATCCCTTACGGCTATCAATCTGATTCTTTGCATATATGTTGTTAGTAGCCTCAAGACACATTCCGTGCTGCCCCTGGGGATTCTTTGTTATTTTACCAACAACATCACACAAACCGCAGATATTATCAACGATCTTAGGTGATATCTTCGGTACGCACCGTGTATACTGTGTGCCATCCGGCATAGTGAACGGTACAAAATCTTCCCACGCTGTCCAGACTATGTTAACACCCCAGGACTTCATAAGCCTCAAGGAATTAACAAGCTGAAACTGCATATACTGATAATCAGCCATAGCCGGTACGCCTTTGTTCTTCCCCTGTGCGCCAAGATCGGATAAGATACAGCGCTCAAGCTCCGAGATATTATCCACGGCCACGGTCCTGATATCGTTCTGCTTGATAAACTCAGGCGTTATCTCTTCTTTTAACAACGTAGCCCAGGATTTAAATGTGTGTATGTTATCTACTTCCGCAACAAACACCTTATCCGTTTTCTTAACAACCTCACCCTTTGCAAGGGTACGGCTGATAGTACGGTCTACATCCAGCACCAGCGTGTTACCCTCAAGCTGTTCAGCTATTAAGCCTATAGCCGTAGACTTACCACCACCGGGCGGGCAATACAGCAACGCTGTAAACGGTGCATCCATCTTACTGCTTATTCTCTTTAGCTCCATTATTCTTCTCCTTTCACTCTGTTATTCCATTTGAGTATCAGCATATCCACTCCATTATCGTAACTTGTCAATCCGTACTGTGTCATTTCTGTTTTACATTCTTCACACCTGATGGATATACACGCTGTGCCAGTATCGCCCTCTTTTATGTTTTTATCGAACATATCTTTTCTTGTTATGTAAAGATGTTCATTGCCACAGAACGGACACGGTTTTACATTAAACCCCTCATACAATTCTTCGGTATTATACAGATATAATGCCATTTTCGTTCACTCCTTTGTAAATTCGATATACTGCTGTTCGGGATCATAGTGCAGACATACGCTTGAATACTCACACCGCCTCCCGTACTGTATACAGTGGCACGTATTCTTGTATATTACACCACGCTCCATCTCATCCGCAATGGTCACAAAGTCCTGTTCCCATTGTGCTACTTCTTCATCTGTGCGCTCTACCGTAAACACCCTGATCTTGTTCTCGGTATCGTCATCGTACCAGGCTACCATTCTGTTGTAGAACTCTTCCTCGGTTTCGTCCTTTTTCTGCCGGATCGTGGGTTTCTTGCAAACAGTATAATGCACTTTGCGTAACCCGGATAAACTCATGTAGGCAAGCACCTGTTCATCCCACAGCAAATTGTACTCATACTCTCCGCCCTCGGCAATATCAGCAGATGTGGTCTTGTGTTCCACAATGTAACCATCTTCCGATAAACCATCCACAAATCCGTGCAACGTATGCGCACCGATCTGTTTTTCAAGCTCCTGTTCTGCTGCCACAACCTTGAACTGTGGCAGGATGTACTTTTCATAAGCCTTTGCCATTGCGTGTGGCTTGTCAAACACGCTATAATCCGGCTCCTCGCCCTTTTCTAACGCCTCAAGCAACTCATGGTAGGATTTACCTAACTCAAGTGCCTCAGCCGTCTGTACGGGCCTTAAACCTTCCTTATAACGCAACTGCCACGCTCTACGGCAAGCCTTGAAAGACTTAATCTGCGTTATTGACAGTTTCAATTCTCTTCCTCCTTTCCTATTACTAATTCGATTTTTGCGATTGTCATTCTGCCGGGCTTCTGCTGATGTGTTTCAACAGTCCATACAGTCTGTGTTGATATACCACACTTTTCAGCAAATTCCTTTTGTGACATTTTGTTTCTTGCTCTGTATTCAAGCATACGATCACCTATATCAGCCATAGTTGTTTTTACCTCCTTTCGTTTTTGTTGTTTGCACTATCATACTACCACCAGCAAAATATATTGTCAAGCGATTTTTTATATTTTCTTTTATTTTATATTATTTTTTATTCTTTTAGTGTAGATAATAAATACATTTAGGTAAAGTTCCTATAGAGAAAAAGTATATAGGAAAAGTTTACCAAAATGTAGCTAATAACTACACTAAAAAACCGGGGCAAAACCCCGGTTTCAGTTTGTTTTTATTTAATTGTCATTTAATTTTCTCATAACTCCTGCATACAATCTCGGATTTAGTATAAGTAAAGTTGACATAAGCTCATCCATAACTGCAAACAAGTGTTCTGTGCTGATATTTTCCGCCACCCTTGCAAACTCTGTATCGCTTTCAAGCATCGGCTTTACCTTTTCAGGTTCTGCGGCCCCGGAATACACCATTTTGCTGGTATCAGCAAAATGATTTTGTTCTTCCGGGTACAGTTTATCCTTAATAGTGTAGAATGCCGCCAATTTTAGGCAAGTGTTAGCGTTCGGGTTTCTTGTTCCCTCACATTCGGCAATGGCCGCCTGTAAGTCCTGTTCGGTTATCACAAACGGCCACCCCCTCACATATCAGACATTATGCTCTGCATTTTCTGCCGGATTCTGTCATTAGGCGCACTTGCCATAAGCTCACGCATATCCGCAATGAAATCATCTTCCGCACGGCTGTAGCCTTCGCTTGAATAACGCCCCATAGAATCACGCCTTGCTCCCCTGCCACGACCACTGGCATAAGAACCACGGTATGATCCACCACGACCGCCTCTTGCATAAGAACCGCCATCCATAGCATTGCTGTATTCGCTATCTTCTTCAAGCATCTCGATTTTAAGAAGATTCTTTTTTGTCTCGGTCAACTTGTCAAGATATTCCAGCTCTGCCATTGACAATTCCTGACCGCTTTCAGCTTTCTTTTCAAGGTCTTTCAGCTCATCACAGAGATATTCGTATATTTTGTGCATTTTTCTCACCTCCTACGCTACACGGTTTATCACAAGGTTACTGTTCTGTACGTTTATGGATGTGGAAACATCCACGGTAGGATCTGCTGTCACATATCTTACAGACATTGAGAAACAGCATCCCCTGGGTACGGTTATAAGTGCCGTACTGGTAACATTGCCGTATTCGTCAACGGCAGCAGGCGTTATGATTGCCCGGCTTGTAAGCCTCGGCTCACCGTTTACAGCTATAGCAACCGCAATAGGTGATACCGTTCCGCCCTCTGGGATAGCTATGTTGCCGTTGAATGTCACCTGATAACGTGCAAAACAGTTGTTCGTGATACCACGCAGAATAAAAATCCCGGTTTCATCTTCGTGATAGATGTAGCCTTTTGTGCAAGGGATAGATGCAGTAAAAATTATCGGATCATTAAGTGCGACTTCCTGAACCGCATTTGCAAGATATTCTGCCATAGTCTCACCCCCTATCAGAAACTACCGCCACAACCACATCCACATCCTGCCTGCTGATTGCAAGTGAATATAGGTGTGCGGCCATATACCGGAGTTGTAGGAACAGGGCAAGAATTGAGCCTGTTGTAAAGCTGGTCAACCTCGTTGCTGAATCCCTGTGCGATAAACGCATTCTGTGCGGTCTGTGAAGCTGCAAGGTTTGCCATGTTAAGCTGGCTCTGAAGTTCCGCAATGCGGTCATTCTTTGCATCGACCTGTGCCTTAACACCATCAAGCTCAAGCTGGCAAAGCTTATCCAGAACAGCCTGTGTTCCCTTTGTCTGTGAATCAATGATATCACGGGTATTCATAAGGCTCTGTGTTCTGTCTGCGCAATTCTCTGTAGCAACTGTGTACTTCAGATCAGCAATACCGGCACGATTTTCACAGCAGCATTCCTGCAAAGCACTCTGTATGCCGAACATACTCTGCATATTAGCCATCTGCCTTGCATTAGCACCCTGCTCAACGCCTGAAAAGCCGTTAGCAAGCGCCATCTGCATATCTCCACAACAATTGCAAAGCTGTGTGGATAATCCGCTGATACCATCACGGATAGATGTAATGCCATCGTTAATCATTGCATCCCTGAATCCGTTGTTGGTGTTAGTGTTAATGTTCTGCTGCCCGGTCATAAGCCAGGGGAAATCACCGTTGCCACCGAATCCACCGTTACCGCCCCAGCCGTTGTTACCCCAGCCTAAAAGCAGAAGCAGAATAATCCAAGCCCAGTCTCCACCGAAACCGAACCCGCCATTGTTACCGCTGCCACACATGGGCTGTACCGGCATAACCATTCCATTCTCGTTACCATCTGTTAAAGCCATGATTTTTTCCTCCTATAAAATTTGTTGGTTTATAAACATCCTTGCGCAAGGTCTGTTTAAGTGTTAATATAGGAGTGTCGAGTTTTCGTTCATTAAGGCACTCCTTTCTGCCGAAAAAGCATCTGTTGCAGCAGGTGCTTTTTCTTTGTTATTGACCAAACATTTTTTGCAATTCCTGCACTCTTTGTACGGCCTGGTTATACTGACTTTGGGTTATCTTCCCGGAATTGAGCATCTGCTGTATGTATCTATTGGGATCACCACCACCCATCTGCTGTTTTAACTGCTGTGCTTTTTGCAAAAGTTGATTACCATTCATCTGACTAAAAAGCGGATTCATTGTCATTACCTCCCTTTATCATTTTGGTTATGCGTTCCTCAAACGCTGAAAGCTCATCGTGGGTTACATAATCGCTTGACTGCATGAGTGCAGAAGTAGGCTGATTATTCTGTTCCCTGATCGTATAATCAAGAATTTTCATTGTAGGCATACCGGACGCATCAGCAGACTTGAGATATATGGTCTGCGACTCAGAATCCCACAAGGGCATTGTTGTGTTAGGTGAGATAAGATAAGACTTTGCACCGGCTTCTCCCTGAACCCACGTTAAGCCGTTGTTTTGTGACGGCTGTGGCTGTGGGGTTTGCATAGGCATCTGCGGATATTGCATAGCCGGATAATTCATAGGAAACATACCATTGTAAGCCATTGTTTAATCCTCCATGTACCACACAAACTGCGGTATTTCTCTGCTTGATTCCCAGGCATCGTATAAGTCGCCATCGTCAACCGTTGCAACGTGGCCACCGAAACCAAGAACATAAGTTCCTATAGGATGATCCAAGCAAAAATCTCTTGCCGTGTAACAGTTAGGGCAGGTGTTGGGAATAGACTTGCGGTAGAATCCGTTTTCACGTAATACGGCACCCCACACGCTATCTGAGGATGGCATATCACCCATAGCATACCCGGCCTTACATAGCATTAAATAAGCCGTTTCCCAGTCGATTTTAAGCGCCTTTGATACCGCACGCACGGCACAGTCTCCGACCATGCGGCCAGTAGGGTTTGGCTGATACTTAATCCACATTGACTTGCCCTCCTGGTTTTAATCGTAGGGCTTAATGATAGATTTTGAAATGAACAAAAAGGGAACTTTTAAGGCACAAGAAAAGGACAGACCTTCGGGGGAGAGCCTGCCCTTTTTTGAGTGGAGCGAACATTGCAAAGAATGCCGACACTTGAATTATAGCACAACAGAAAAACGGACCGCAACCGCAATCCGTTTTTCCGTTAATAAGGAGAGTGTATGAATAAGCAGAAAACACCGTTTTTAGCCCCATTTAGGGCGGTCTGCATATTCGGTGGTATAAATTATCCTAAATGCTTAAACAAGCCGTCCTGTGCCTTGTAGACGATGGTTTTAACGCGCCTGGCTGAAAGATGATACTTGTCTGAAAGCTCATCATAAGTCAATCCGTCAATCAGCCGTGATTTCAGGATCTGCCGGTCACGATCCGAATGAATGTAATCGTCAATGGCCTTTTCCATATCGCTGTTGGAATATTCCATCATCTGCCCTTCTTGACGCGCCCAGTACCGTGACACATATTGCACTGCACATAGCCGGAATTACCGCCTGTCTTTTTGCGCCTAACTCTAATTGTTTGTCTTGCCATCTTTATACCTCCACACATAACCGTAAGCACTATGTTCATGCTTATATTTTGGATTACATACACGAAAAATAGTACTTGCAGGAATACCTGTTTCACGCATTATTTGATTTACACTTCCCCATTCTCGTATAAATTTGCCATCTTTTGTAAACTGTAAAACAGTTTTTGCTTTTGGATGTTTCGCTCCTGTTTCTGATAAATGTCCGGCAACAAGTACACCTCTTTTATGAGCATTTTCCATATTTTGTTTATGCGTACACCATTCAAGATTATCCGCATGGTTATTCATCGTATTTCCGTCAATATGATTTACCTCTGTATAATTATTAGGGTTAGGGATAAACGCTTCAGCAACAAGTCTATGAATATATTTATGTTTTATATCTTTTCTTCCAGTTCCAACTAAAGCAATATATCTATATTGTTGTGGTTTTTCTTTTGTTTTTCCACCTTTTAATATTCTTCCATTACCCCAACGAGTAAGTGATTTGATTTCGCCATAATTACTTATCTGATATTTACCCTCATACCCTTTAACATCTTTCCAAATTTCCATAATAAATTTCTCCTTTTTGCTTTATTATACCATAGTTAGTATAATAAAGCAAACGAGCTAATTTATTATAGTGCCATCTTCTCCTATGAAACTATTATATCCATCTTCGTTTTCCTGTGTTACAACCACCTCTTCAAACGAATTTTCATAGATTATCCATACTGTATTAGTACCCACAAGCAGGACGATCAGCAGAATAACTGTGATCCATAACCGCTTGACCACACGCTCCATGCGTACCATCTCGCCTTCGTGTGCAAAGTAGGGTATCATTGCCTTGTCATTATCCATTCAGCACCTCTTTCATTTTTGCGTATGATTTCGGACCGTAAATTCCGTCCGCCGTGAGTCCGTTAGCGTGTTGCCATCTGACCAAAGCTGCCGTTGACAGCTTGCCGAAGATGCCATCCTCCACAAGATTGTAACCGCACTGATTCAGGTTATGCTGTAATAACCGGGCATTGTCGCCCTTTGTTCCCATTTTAACTGTGGGAACGGCTACAGAGTTAGGATTCCTCGTTGCTCCTGATGTGACTATGACCGTGTGTCCTTTGGTTTTTGTCACAAGGATGTCGCCCAAGTACAGAGTCGAGCCTTTCGTGTAAACGTACTTGTCAAAATGTCCAGTAGCCGTCAGCACAGATGCCTCGTTTGCGGTGGTAAAATTCCCCACCTCGATTCCGCTTTCCCGGACGCACTGACGGACAAGACTGGAACAATCGCACGATGTTGGCTGTGTAGCGTGTGTGCCTGCCTTGATTATATCCAGCCTCCTTGCCTGATTGTAGCCGATGTTGGGATTATTACACGCTATGGTCATGGCAAGGGCGATGTTAGCGGCTATGTCGGGATTCTTTGCACGCAGAATGTACCATCCCTTGCTTGAGACGTAAAAATTCTGCATAGCCACCTCCCCCTTGTAATCGGGGGATGTCTTCTGCTTCTGGTCTCCTGCCTTGCCACCTGTAGCTTTTCCATGCTCGTCTATCCGAGCTGATCCTATAAAAATATTCATAAATAGTTATCCATCAATCTGTTGCTTTCGTGTACTGAATCAATAATTTATTAAACTTTGGTGCAGGTGTTGCATAATTAACCACCTTAAAAACACCACTGTCCTTAACTAAATACAACGCTTCAATTACTCCCCTTGTCCAGCTTGCACTCGGAGTATCAATAGAAAAGCCCCTAATTAAGACAGGCACATCAATATTTAGTGATGTTATAGCCGGAATGGTTATACCTGAAGCCGTAGGTGACCATGATGTATCAGTATTTATAATAATCTGATAAATAGGCTTACCATCAATCCATGTACCTACAATCTTTTCTGTAGTGCTATACTCGTTTGCGGAACCGATATCCATTACAGTATCTGTAGTTTTGGTATAGCGCAATATAAACACAGGATCTCTCAAAATATTGTTAGTTCCTGTTGCATACATTATGCTGTAATCGTCTGAACCGCTTACTTTACCTATATAGAAAGTGCTACAATATGTACTATTTGGCGCAGAAAAAGATAACGTCATCACAAAACTATCAGCAGCACCATACCTTCTGGTAGTACCAAATAAAGACACAACAGTATCTATATCAAGACCAGTTAAGCGTACAACTTCCTGATCTAAACCGCTAAAATTACCAGATACTGGTATTACTTTCTGATACAAAGGTTTACCGTCTATCCACTGACCTATGATTTTCTCAGTGGTTGAGTAGATATTGTATCCGCTAATTTCATTACTTAAATCAACATCAGGTATTGCTATTTTAGCCCAGCTTCCATCACCTTTAAGGAATTTGTCTTTATCAGCGATAAGTGGTGCTGGCACTAATCCGTGAACACCATTAGCCAGGTCTGTTGCACCAACAAAATCATTATAGGTAGTGCCACCACCACTACCTACCTCAGCCCAGTTCGATAATGTCTCAACGCCGCCGCCCATATATCTGTATTTTTTATCTTCCGCAACAACATATGTTTCCATTCCTACATAGGCATAAGGAAAATTTGAAGCTACAGTTAAATCAGCTTTAGTCGGTACAATATCTCTTGCGTCAAAAGGTGCGCCAGCATTCACCTCAATATTACCACTCAAATTGAGCATTCCCTTTTGTCTTGCCATCGTTTGCTACCTCCTATCAAGACCACTTAACACGGATCTGCCGTGAACCTGTATCAACACCCATATTGAAGGTGTAACGCTTATATGCGGTAGACACACTCCCCGCGTTATTATGCGTTGTATCTGTAACAGTAAACTGACTGCTCGCATCTTCCCAAGCACCGGATAAATCGTTCTTTACCTGCACTGCGGTAACTGTCCAGCTTGCAGGAACATCAAACACTTCAGGATTAGAAACTGTCTGTGCAGGGAATGTCATATCCCGTTGTTTTGCCGTCTTGCTGACGAGTGAAAGTTTAGCAATAGTTGCAATAGCAGATGTATTCGCCCACATAGCATCCACAAACTCATAAGAAACTGTATTAGTATTAACAGAACCCGCAGGAAGAGGTGTGCTGTAATTATTTCCTTTGCTATCTTTGGGCTGTTCACCGGCAGCATAACTAACAGATGCCTGATAACTTGTGGTAGATTCAGATACCGTAACATTCCAGGTATTGCCAGCCTGTGCCGTTCCGCTATTTAATGAATAATCAATAGCAGCACCAGAACGATAACCACTTGTGCCATAAGCAGGATTGATAGAACCTCTGCTGAATGTAGCAGTAAATGTCGTTGCAAGCGTTGCGCCCTTCTCAAGCAGCTTTGCACCTGTAGCCGCAAGCGTTGCGCTGGGTGCTGTAAGCGTGGGATACAGAGTAGGTTCAAGCATATCCCTTATGATTGTTTCAAGCGATGTACCTTCTTCATATTGTGTTCCGCTTTCTATACCGCCAACTTTAATAGCAGTAGTCATATCAGAGGTAAGTTCTGCACTCCCACCGCCGCCACCAGTAGCAGATATAGTTCCATCGGCATCAATACTTATGTTATCTCCAGCTGTGAGTTTTTTCTGAACTCCAAGATCATCAAGAGATTTATTACCCGATAATTCAATATCATTTACCTTCGGCTTATTTCTTAAAGCATTATAGTTAGTGGTTCCGCCTCCACCACCACCGTTCTTGGCTATTTCATCAAGGTACGCTTCTTCCCTTGTTATAGGATAAGGCGGTAAATCAACATTCTGTCCTGCAATAGCCGCCAGGTATGTTTCTTTTCTTGTCTCAGGCTTATTAGGTATTTCAGCCATTTTCAGATCCTCCTATTTTCTTGTTATACTGTATCGTGGATATTCCCAAAATAGCACCTAAAAAGGTATCTATCGCCATAATCGTACCTACCACCTGCTCACCATAAGGGAATCCCCATATCCCGGCAAGTGCAAAATACAGAGTGCCTAATGCGGGCAGACAAACTAAAGATACCCACTTCATTACATCATACACACGATTATTTAGCATCATCTTCGTCAATCCTCCTTTGCAATTCTTTTACCTGTACCTCAAGTGTCGTTATGCGGTCAGCAAAACTGTTATGTTTCCGCACTTCGTCTGTCAGATTTTCAAGCTTAACATCCGTGATAGCCTGCGCCTGAATTAACTGCGCTTCTATCTTCTTATTTGCACTCATATTCGAGATAATCACACCTATCAGCGATAGCCCACCTGTGATAAGTGCAGTAACGATATATTCCATAAGATTTGCCTCCTACTTGCATTGTACCATATCTTTTTACAAACAGAAACCGAAAAACGCACAGCCCCTTGTATTCTCATAGTAAATCTGATTGTTAGGATTGAGCGATATGATACCCGGTGTGTAACTTCCACCACCATCGGCCCACACACCTCGTGTAAAGAATGGTACGCTAAATAGCGGCGCAAATACCGCCGTGTAGTCAATTCCCTCAAGCTCCATCGCATCAGACAAGAGCTTTCCACCTTCGCTTGCCGTTGCCCAGTTAGTAGCCCCCTGATACATAGTTTTCATTTCGGCCATTGACGGAATCCATATTTTATCAATGGATGTTTTATCTACCAACTGCATGTTTGCTTCTTTATACTGCATAGGTGTGAGGTTAGTCGCTTTATAAGTTTTGTTTACTTCCTGTATTGCGTTTTTGAGCACTGTCGGCATTGCCTCAAACATTTCGTTGTTGAGATACTGCCTTGCCGCACAAGTCGCCCAGTCCAAGCCCCTTACATTCGTTTGACCCGTTGCGGTGCTGGTCATATATTCCCAATAAGTCTGCGAATAAGCACGTGGTAAAATATCATGTGAATAAAAGTCGATTACATTGTCAGACATCCAAGAGCTTGTGCTTCCATCTTCGCCCTCTGCAACCTTTACCATGTGACAAGCTATCTGCAATGCAGATATTGACGTCTCTAAGGTACGCCCGAAATCATAACGACTTCCGTTATAGTAAACCTGCTTTACCTGGCGACTGTCTTCATTGTAGGTAGTAGCCGGTATCTCTATTACAAGCGACTTGTATGCTCCAAGCGGATAATGTGCGCCACCGTCTGCGACTATTGTTTTCCAGTCGTCTGCTATCTCCCCAGGTGTTATCACGTAGTCACCACGTACCGGGCGACAAGTCATGTTAAACTGCACGTTCTTTGGCATGGGATTCCAGCCTTTGAAATACAAGCCGTTCAAAATCGTTCCATCAAGTGCCGTACAGCTTGCATAACCGCCATAAGGCACGTTCTCCTGCTTCTTGAGTACATTCCCCTCATCGTCAAGGAAAAGTACCGTAAACGGACCGCCACCACCGCCAGGTACGTTAACAGTTACGTGCGCATAACCAACACGCCCATCATCCTGCATAGCGTCATATTCACCGTTTGTGGTGATTGTTTTCTGCGGAAGCACGTCTGCTGAAATTTCAACCTTTACGGTATCAAATCCATCGCAATTCTTATCTTCTGCGTGATATGTGCCGTTTGCCGTGACTTTTAATTCTTTGAATGTGCAATAATCAGCAGCTTCATCTTCCGGGATCCACGTACAGTTCCCACCACCCTGTAAATTTGTCTTGAGTTTTTTTGCCGTAAAATTCCTCGATACGCCGTCCTCGGCTATAGTTATATTCTTACTCAATGCTTACCACCTCATTACTTTCTGACAATTCGTCTACACTTACAACATACAATTCCAAATCATACCAGTCAAGCGCTACATCATACTGTTCTGTATCTGTAACACCACCACTAACCATTGTTCCGCTTGCATTTTCTGCCTGTGGTCTGAATATATATCTGTGGCTGTTCACCACCTTATCAATATATGGATTGCTGACAGAATACGCATAGCCTACCGGGAAAAGATACGATAACTTTTTAAGCAGAATATTTCCCCACATATACTGCAAGATCAGTTTTGCAGATGCAAGCACATCACTCTGTACTAACTGCAAGGATGCCTTTTTAGCTGTTCCAAACTTAAAATCAGCTTTAACAATAAAGCCTGCAAGCAATCGATCTCCATTGCTTATCTGGCATTTATCGCCCGGCAGATACTCACCATCATCAAGCACCTCTGCCTTAACCTCTATCCGCTTAAAATAATACTGCGACAATACGCCCAGGATAGTGGCAGCATTACTCTGATTTACAAGCGTTACCTTGTCGATAAATACTACGTTATCCGTGACAGTAATCGGTATATCGGGATTTGTTAGCGTAAAATCCTGATAAGTCTGTATGTAGTAGTTTGTGCCATCTGTAACCCATGTATCTGTAGCCTGTGGTGTTCCCTGCGTGTATGTATACGCTCTGACTTTTACTGCTGTCACATAATCGCCATAACTAATTTCAGGTTTCCAAAAAGTAACATTCTCCGGGATAGCCGTTAATGTTGTATCGAGCTTTACTATTTCCGCATACTCATTGAAATATGTTTTCAGATAGCCACCGATTGAGAATACCACCCACAACAATCTATCCCTGGCTGTCTGTTCCGGGCAATATCCCGTAACCGTAGCAGATGACAAAGCAGGATCAAGCGTATACACGGTCTCTGACGGGTATACAGCCGATATAGTGGCAAAGATGGTATTTAGTACGTTCGTTACGCTTTCCCCGCTGTAAACGACCGCAGGCAGAGTAAAACGGTCAAGCAAAAGTATGATGCTCTGTGCCGTAACCTTGTACCACCCTTCATCCACCACAACGGATTCTGTTATCCAATATTTCGCCCACAGATCCCCCTGATCGTCATACAGATAAGCGTTTATTCCTACGCCAATTACATCTGTTGTCTTTATTTCAACAAAAAACTGATTCACGGGAATACTGCTCCCCGTGATATCAGTTTCAGGTGAAAAACTTAAATTGCGTATCTGCGTATAGATTATATTGTTTATCTTTACTTTCATTCTGGCACCTTCAACGGCTCATTTGATATAACAGTAAACTTTGTTCCACGCCATATACCTTTATAATATCTGTCTGATACAGTTTCGATTCTGCCGTGTATTTCTTTCGTTCCCTGGCCATACGGCAGAATGACAACGTGTTCTGCAACGGGATCAGTAAGTATCTCATAAAATTCATCATATTCCGCAAGCATTGTAAGCGGCACAACAACTGTAAGCGTGTACTTGAGATATGTGGCAATCGGATCAGCAAAATAATTCTTATCCATAAGCTGTCCTGACAAATCGCTGTACTGCACTTCCGCTTCACGGTCTATGTCACAGAAAAAATCATAAGTCGTACCGTCAATCGTTATCATGCGAAAGCCTCCTTCCCAAGCGTTACACCTACACGCTGTCTTTCCTGATTATTAAGGTCAAACACAACCTTGCCTAACTGCTGTTTATCAAGCACAAGCGTTACCTGTATTGGCTGGCTTGCTGTAGGCGTGATAAGCCCCGGCAATGATGTTCCCATGTTGTTTGGTGTAACACCTACACTCATTGTATCACCGAAATCAAAAGCTGTATCAATAGCATCTGCCACAAGAGATTCATTATCTTTAATTCCTTGTGCGAATAACCGCATCATATCAGGAGCATAGGTGTCGAAATCCGCAAGCGGCCCTTCATCAGGTTTACTGAAATGCAGGAATTTTCTTACAGTACCCGCCACACCTTCTTCACCGACAGCATCTTCAAGACTATCACTATCTGTTATTCCCTGAACAAAGTTATCAACAAGATCGCCACCCCAAGTTAATGCTTCGTCAATAAGGCCCGTGATGATTTCCTTGATTTTATCAACCATTTCTGTAAACTTATCACCCACATCAATTATCCAGCCGGCAAATTCAAGCATAAGATCATCATAAAAGCCTGTAATATCTTCCCATATACCGGCTATCCAATCCTCAAATCCGACTATTAAATCCGCCAGCCAGGTCATTGCGTTATCGTAAATAGGCTGCCAAAAATCTAATGCTTCGATAATGAGATCTGCAACTCCATTTAGGTATTTAAGTATAGTATTTCCTATATTTATTAGTAATTCTTCAAGCCTAATAATTATATTAGCAAGAGCCATCATTATAGAGTCAATTATAGCAGGGATAGCCATAACAATAGCCACACAAATCCCCGGTAATGCCATAGCAATAGCCACAACTATCCGTGCAATTCCTTCGAGAATTATCGGCAAATTATCAATTAACACAATTATTAGCGTTGTAAGTATCGAAGGTATAAGCAAAGCAATCGGTTCGATTAAATCCGGCAAAACCTGTGCAATAGCCAAAATAATATTTGTTAAAGTTTCAAGCACTATAGGTATTGCTATAACAAGATAATCAATGAAAAGCGTTAAAATATCAGTAATTAGCTTGTTTATAGCTTCTGGATCAATTTTCAAATCGTTAAGTATCTGTTTGATAAAGTTAGCGACCGCCTCTATAAATTCAGGAACCTTCTTACCCATTTCTTTTGCCATAGGTGGTAAATCCTCTGTTAAGAATTTTCTTACCATTTCAAGAATTTCCGGTCCTTTATCACCCCATGCCTGTTTTATTAGATCAACAACAGTAGTGAACATTTCACCAATAAAAGTAGCCACATCACCGATTAAATCAGGGAGTCTTGTAAAAATGGTAGTAATTAACTCAAGAACACCAGCCCACAGTTCATCCGCATTATCTAAAAGTGCCTGTTCTATAGACTCATAAATATCTGGAATAGCATCAAGTATAATTCCTATACCGTCAACAAGACCATTCACAAGCCCTATTAAAATATCAGGAATAGCTCCTACAAGTGTCGGGATAGAATCAACAATTCCTTGCGCAAGTGCCTGCAAAAGACCAACGGCAGCCTCTACCATTTTTGTTATATTATCCGGATCAGTAATAACACCGATAATGTCAACTATTATCTGTGAAATTGCCGGGAGTAAAGTAGGCAACTGTTGTGCTATTCCGTCTGCAAGCTGTGTTATAAGGTCTATAACAGCCTGTAAAAGCACCGGCGCCTGATCTAAAACGGGAAGAACAAGATCATTTATGAAAGTAGGTATTAAGTCTATCAATCCGCTTAATGTTTCAGGGATAAACTCAACTGCAAAATTAACCACATTAACAAGTGCGTTTGCAAGCTCAGGGGCATACTCTAAAAACTTATCCCTAACAAGCACCATGCCCTCGCCTATCTGTTCTCCAATTTTATCGAACAAAGGTGCTATTCCAACATCAACGCCTGCTTCTGAAAGCGTTGACATAGTATTCATAACTTCTGTAAGCTCAGATAAACTCTGCGTACCAAACTGAACAAACTCCCTTAATTCAGGAGCCGCAACGTCTGATATCGAAATCTGGAATCCTTCAAAAGCAGACTGTAAATAAGTAATATCTCCGGCCAAGTTGTCAAGCTGTGTTTTAGCCATCTGGTCAGCCGCACCTTCGGCCTGTAAAATAGACGCACCTATTCTATCCCAGTCCTGTTCTATGGCACCTAAAATGGCCTGTGCAGACGTTAAATCACGGGCATTAAACAGTTCGCCTATTGTCTGTATACGCTGTTCCTGCGTCATCTTGCTTAACGCACCCTGTAGATCAGTGAAAATATCAGCAAGTGACCGCATATTACCGGCAGTATCAAAAACCGCAACACCCATCTCCTGCAATGCAACAGTTCCCGCAGCAGTAGGTGATGACAGTTTCATCAACATATTACGCATGTGCGTACCTGCGACACCGCCTTTTATTCCGGCATTAGCCATAGCGGTTAAGGCAATCTCAAGCTCCTGTATGCCGTCAACCGCCTGTTCAGTGCCATCGTCAAGCGTTACCATACCGCCATTTAATTCCTTTGCAAGACCACCTACAACCAGGAATGCAGAGCCTAATTGTGAAACGCTTGTATTACCGGTACTTGCGGCCTTCGCCATTTCATCAACCATCTGCGTTGTACGTTCAGCGGTAATTCCGAAAGCTGTCTGCGTATCAGTTACCATGTCAGATGCCGTTGCAAGGTCCATCGCACCTGCGGCAGCCATGTTTAGCACATTAGGCAACATATCCATTGACTGTTGCGTGTTATAACCGGCAAGGGCCATATAATTAAGGGCATCTGCGGCCTGTGTTGCAGTAAATGCCGTATTCGCTCCCATGAACTGTGCAAAGTCTCTTAAATTTCCGTTAAACTCACCAAAAGAAGTGGAGGCATGACCTACTTCTGTCTCCATATCAGCAACGGTTTTACCCATTGTAGCGGCTACCTGGGACATAGACTTATCAAAATCCATGCCTGTCTTTACCGCTGCTGCACCAAAATTAACTACAGCCTCGGTTGCTTTATACATTAAAGCACCGATACCAAGACCAGCTATTAAACCTGTTATTTTATTTAATCCCGATTCAAATTCACTTGTATCTAATGTGATTTTTGCAGCAAGATCGAAAACGTCCATATTATCCTCCCGTAACAACTATGCCCGCTTTTTTAATCACATCGTCTGCTATCTCTTGAGCGGTGCGTTTATCTTCGGGCTTCGGGTAAATTATATCCCTTAATCTTATCTGTAAACATTTTTGTTGCGGAGCAAGCTGAACGCTATCTGCTATATAAAAACGGTATGCCCATTCCCGTGTATCTTCTTCACATCGAGCATAGACATACCGTAAGAATGGCTTTAGTTTTCTTACGCCTCGGTATTCACCGTAGCAGATCCAGAAATTCCTTCTAAAGTCTGAGCCTGTTCCGCAGAAGCGAAAAAACCTTTCACCTCTTCATTATTCATTATTTCCATTACTATGTCAACAATACGAACAATGAGATTTAAGCCGTCTATCGGAGTAGGATCAATCCTTAAAAGAATAGTAATTGCATCTTCTTTGTGAGACTTTAATATCTCACTTGCAATCATAAACGGGGCCTTACCACTTTTAACAGTGTTAGCCACATCCTTATCAGCCATTATTTTTGTTATAGGCTCAAGCAAATCCGCCCATAATTCAATAGCTTCAGCGTCTTTGTAGTCAGCAAGTTTCTTCATTTTTGTCCCTCCATTTTTTTTAATTGGCGGGCAGTCCCTCAAGGTCAACTTGTCGCCGGGGTCGCCTATGCACTCCAGATTCTTCCTCTACGTGAACCACCCACCTGTCTATTCACTATGCGGAAACAGTCACGGCACAAGTATCCGTATATGACGTTCCGTCAACAGTGATCGATGCTGTGATCGTTGCTGTTCCGGCTGCAACACCAGTTACAACACCGCCTGAAACTGTAGCAACCGTATCATCAGATGATGTCCAGGTAACGGTCTGTCCTGCCGGTACGGTAGTAGCCGTAAGCGTTTCCGTTCCCTCAACGGCAATGCTTGCAGTAGACTTGTTAAGCGTTACGCTCGGTGTAGCCTCACCACCACCTACACGCACATACAGTTCATAAGGCACGGTGTCCTGTGCGTTCATCGAATAGTGGCCGGTAAACTCAAAAGCAAACTGACCTTTAGCTTTATCCGCTGTCTTAATCTGGAGACCGCCTGTGTTCAGCGCATTCCTAAGATGGATTGCTATGAATCCAGCACTGCCATCTGCGCTATCCTCGTTTACATCAGAATAGTCACCGATTACCCACACATCCTGATAGTCTGAAAGCAATACATCATTTCTCGGCAAAATATGACCGGGATCGTTTTCATCTGCATCTGCTGCCGCTGCAAGAATGTGTGCTGTTTCAGGGTTCATGGTAACGAATGTTCCGCTAACCTTAACCTCGTGTGACTCAAGCTTTTTAAGCTCCATCATGTTCTTCGGACAGTTATCAATATCATCACCTAAATCCGTAAACGACATTGAATCGCTGAAAGACAAACCGCCAGTTGTAGCACCGAAAAGATCAGCCTCTGCAACCTCGCCTGTAGCCGGATCAAAATCTTTTGCAAGAATACCGGCGTTCATCTGTAATTCCTTGAAAGTATTTTCGGGAATACGTGTATATTTCATTGCTTTTACCTCCTGTTATTTTATAAATTCTATCTCTAAGTTTAACACAATTCTGCGTACCATTCTATCAGACGGTTCAGCCATTCTCTGCGCCCAGGGTGTTCCACGCTTTATCCATATAGCGCCACCGTCACAAGCAAGTGAACGGCCACCTCTGCCTATATACTCGGCTATCTGCTGTTCCTTTGCCGTTATTTCAGCCCAGGAAGGCGATCTATACCAGATTGAAGCGTTACGCGCAAGGACTGTCTCAAAATAGTCATCACCGCTTTCATACGTTATATACGGCAGTTCCGCATTATCAGGAACGGTGTTCTCATCATAAGCCGGAAGATCAAAACCGCTCCAGAAATTGTAAAGGACTTCGGAAACATTCATGTTGGTAAGCTCCATTCCTCTGCTGATACCTGGCGCATATCAAGTGACGCACTCGCAGGAGTGAGTTTATCGTCACCGTCAGACGTAACCCGGAATATTTTTTTATCCCTTTCACGTCTAAACACATCATGGTATTGCAGGTTAAGCGCTTTACTTGTTGTAACGGTATAGAGTGCGGTAACGCCCTCATGTTCCGCTACACGTGCCTGCATGGAAGAGTTAAGGATCACAGCAGCATCGAACGGCGCACCGTCAACATACTGCACGGTATATCCACCGTAACCGTCTGCTACAGTTCGCTTATCTATCATTATGCAGTTGTCCATCGCTTCTGAAAGTAAGCTCATACCCTAATCTTCCTATAAATTTTAAGCCTTGAGTTATAGGCACCAACCCAGTTTGCGGCTCCGTTAGTGTTACCATCACTGGATGCCGCGCCAGCCTTTGAATAGCTGTAACCACCGAAAGACTCGGAATTATACGGACTCATTGCGTGTGAGTCAACATTCCCGTTCTTAGCCTGCCACTCTGCAATCTCTGCGGCAAGGTCAAGAAACGCTTTAGGCGGCGACATAACCCAGATAGCGCCTTTGAATGTTCCCTCGTCCACAAGATCTGCATCTGATAACTTGTGAACACCATCATTTAAGTGACTGCCTACTATGCGGATATAGTCTGTAGGAATATCAAAAGACGGTGTGATTAAGCCATCCACAATAGACCAGCTACCGAAATGCTTATCACTTTCGTATGTAAAGTAATTCTTTATTTCAGCGCAAATCTCTGTTAGCATCACACCGCCTCCGAATGATTATTCCTTTGTAGCTTTTTTCTTGCCCTCGGCCTTTTCAGGTTTTTCAGCCTTTGCAGGCTCAGCCTTTTCGGGCTGAACCTGTACTGCCTTTTTCCTTGAGATACCGTACTGAATAGCGTTAACTACTACCATAAGTCTACCCCCTTACGAAAGTGTTAAGCCGGAAAGGTCAAGAGTCTGTACGCGGCTATGCTCGCCATCGGATACGATAATCTTAAACTTCTGGATGTTCTTGTTTGTGATCTTGAATACACCGTTTCTATCAGCGTCATCATAACACTCAACAAATCCTGTACCCATAGAAGGCTCAAGACCAACCTTGATGCTGTTAGCGTTAGGATCAATGTCGGACCACTTAAGTACCAGGAAATATCCCTCACCCCATTTAGCGGTAAGAGGATTTGTGCCTGTCTGCTTGTAAAGCGTACCGGTTACAGCACCGTTAGCGACGGCTGTTCCTGCGCTCTGGATGGAGCTTACAGCCACATCGAATACGCTTGTAGCCTGATCCTCTGCGTTAAGAGTAGCTTTGCTCAGATACTCATCGCCAACAGTAGCGATAAACAGTGAATCAGGGTTATACAGCACGGGCATAAAGAGACCGCTTGCCTTAGTCCAAAGAACAGTAGGATCTGTCTCCATCCACTGCATGATGTAAACATAAGGTGAAACAGTTGAGCCGCCTACTTCGTAGAAGCCTGCTGCATCTGCTTCGGGTGAATCTCCCCAGAGACCGGTTCCCAGTCTGCCACCGGGATTTGTTGAGAAGAATGTTATCTTGTTTTCAGGATAATATCTCTTCTGGTTAATAACAGGCCTGCCATCCTCACCGATAACAGCGCTTGCGCCGTACTTGAGATCATTTGTAACGATGTTTGTAATACCAAACTCGTCAGAGAAATAATCCTCAAGCTGTCTGCTTGTAAGCTGTGCGCCGGCACCGATGTTACCGTTAATAGCTGTCTGTAAATATCTGTTATTGCGGAGCTTTGTGAGGTTCTTCTTGCTGGTCATCATTCCGTTGATGGTCACGCCCTCATCTGTTGCGTAGTCGATGATCTCCTGGATCTGAGCTGCAACGTCTGCATCCTGGGTAAGGTCAAGAGTGAAACTTCTGTGCTGGTTCTTAACGCCGTAATCAACGGTAAGCCCCAGGTTGTTTTCCTTGATGGTTACAAAACCTGTAGCCATAAGCTCATTCTTAGCAACCTTTGTACGGGTGATAACCTGGTCTGCAAGCCTTATTCCGTCCTGAAGAACATAGTCATAAAGTGCCTGCTCTCCCTGAACGCCTGAACGTGTAAGGGCGCGGAGCCTTTCGGACTGGTTGATCTTAACCTTTATCAATCCCTTTTCAATGTTGTGTGTGTCGATAGGCACACGGAATGTCTTGAGAGCCTCGGTATCGAAGCCGTGGAACTGAGCCATAACCGGGATGCCGTACTCTGCTGCTATGGATTCCCACTTAGCAACCATGTTATCGGTCTTATCATCACCGAAAAGGCCATCAATAGGATCTGTCTGTCTTGTGGGTGCCTGAGCGCCTACAGCGAGCCAGTCCTCTTTTGTTACCCTACCAAAAATATTATCTTCCCATCTATCTGCCATTGTCGTTTACCTCCTTAGTACGGTCTTTCAACTGCCGGAGCAGATGCAACGAAAGTAAATCCCTTGCTCTGAAGTGCTGTCTTAGCAGCCGCATCAAGCGCAACAGGAAGCCTATCTTCGTAAATGTCACCTTTCAAGATAACTGAGCCGGGCATATTGCCGGTGGTAACATCCACATCCTCGTAAAGCAGGCCGATAGCGTTGCCGTCGTTTGACGGAAAAGCTGTACCCATCTTTACGTACTTTGTGCCATCTTCTGCAACTGTTGCGAGTGTGTCAGGGATTTCCCTTGTCTCACGCACACAGTTTTCATCGTCTCTTGCGATAATATAGCCGGGTGCATAAGTCGTACCCTTTGTACCTTTGCCGATAAAACTCATGGTTTAATCCTCCTTTGTACCGTAGTGTTCTGAATAATACTGAGCTGCTAATTCTGCTGCTCTGCTGGGCTTCTTGCCGCCTTCTCCGTTGTTTGCGGGGGGATTTGCAGGCTTTGCGCCTTCCTCGCGCTTAGTGACGATAAAATCAGCCCATTCTGTCTTGACATTTTCGGTGATCTTGTCGGCATCCTTTATCTTGCCGTCCTTGTCAAGCTCTACACCGTCTATGTCTGACACTTTCAAGACGGATGCTATGCGCTTATCTGATATTCCTGCGTCAAGTAACAACTGTTTGTATGCGGATTCTTTGGCAGACTTTACAGCCTTTGCCTCCACATCGGCCCTGTACTTTGTGTACTCACCATTTACGGTGTTGTACTTGTTCTCCCAGTCGCCGGACTTATAAGTTTCAAGTTCCTTACTCACAGACTCAATCTGCTTTTCAAGATCAGGAACCTTTGCGGCGTCTGCTTTGAGTGCATCGCGCTCTTCTTTGATTGCTGATACCGTCTCAGTATGCGCTGAAATGATCTCGTCAATCTTTTCTGCCGGAATATCCATTGCTGCTAACATTTTTCTGGAAAGTGCCATGTTTAATCTCCTTTGCTTCGGTCACATTGCCTTGTGATTAGATTTGCGGAGCAGTTCCTCGCCCCTTTGCGGATAAAATACCACACCTGGGGCGATTATGTCAACTGAAAAAATATTTTTAAATTTTTTAAAAAATTTTTTCTTGAATATAAAGTTTTTTTGTGTTTTCTTTTGGTTTTGTTCCTGATAGTGTAGTTATTACATTCATTTTGGTAAAGTTCTCTTATGTTTTTTTTTTCTATAGGGACTTTTCCTAAATGTATTTATTATCTACATACTACACATAAAAAAAATATAAATAAAATATAATATATAATATATATATAAATTTATATTGAAAATGGCGGATTTTACCATAAATCCGCCAAAAAGTCAATAGAACATATATTCGTATTTTTGAATGTTTTTAGAAAAATTTTTATTTTTTTTGTATCAGTCGCTCAAAGTTTTTTTCACAATATCCCGGTACTCGTCACCATGTGTTGTGGCAGCATCTCGTAAAAAATGCGCCCGGCCTATGTCGTGGTGCATATCATCATACTCGTTCTGGGGAGCATATTCGACATTAGTTCCTATGTAAACCTCGCCATAACTGGGGCGTTTTTTTACCGCATAATCTTCTGGTCTTGCCTCCTGTGGTGAGCTTTTTGTTTTGCCACTTCCCGTATTTGGTTTACCCTGTTTTGTTGTGGTTACATATGTGATCGAGTTTCTTAGTCTGCCGGTATCTACCGGGCAATTATCCTTTGCGTAGCCTTCGGCTTTTTCTCCGATTGCACACATAGCAAGATCAACCCTGTCATGCAGTGTTTTAATTATTTCGTCTCTATTATCGCCCTTTAATGTTATGTTAATTTTTGGTTTTAGACTCATTAGCCCTGCGCCTCCGTTCTTCGTCTATTTCCACTTGGTGGAGCGTGTTTCGTTCATACCTTGTAAATATTTCAACTTTGCCATTTGGCTTGCGTACACCGATAACATCTGATCTCATGCTGCACCTACAATTCCATACTTCGTCAGCAGGTCCTTTACCATCGCCCGGAAAATCACAGCCATTGCTAAATTTTTCGTTTATGTCTCGCTCTTCTCCGTCAATGTCGATGTGACTTTCACGTACACGGTCATCAGGCGTGGCAATCCACACCTTTTTCATTATCGCACCACGGCTCTCTAAATCTTCGTATCTGTCAAAACGCCCCCTGTTCTCTGCACTTGTTACCATTGTGCGGGCGTTGCGGATAGCGGATGCACGATTATTCCCCACTACAGGCAGTATTCGCTTTGCTATGTCGTCAACGCTTTCACCCTGGATGATACCCTGCAGCACCTTGCTGTTTATCTGTCGCCTGTTCCACACCTGGTCTTTTGACCTGTTAAAATCTTTATAAGGCAATTCGATTTCACCATCTAATATCATACGTCTAACTGTGGATTCGTCAACAAGCGTAAAATCAATCCCTGTCTTGCTTAAACCGGGAATAGGCTGATTATAATTCATTGCGTAAAGTTCGGGGAGCTGGCCGTTTATGTATGCTGTGGCTATTTCGTTGGTATGTGCTAATCTGTACGTGACATCGTTAACCATCTCGCGATATTTCAGATTCCTTAACGTATAGCTTTCAAGCGCTTTTTGATACCGTTTTCTTGCTTCTACCTTGTGGCCTGCGGGGGCGTGTAAATACTCTTTATACAGCTCATCAAGTTTGGGCTGTATTCTCTCCATGTAGGCGTTCCACTTAGACGTGATCTCTGCCTGCGCTTCTTTGTACTGCTTTTTTAACTCAGCCTCTATTTCACGGAGTCGCTTGTCTGTTTCACGTCTCGCCCTGTCCGCCATTTATCCCCGTCTCCTCTTCTTCGCCAGGAAAATTCTGCTGCTGTTCTGCAAGCCTGTTCTGTTCTAACTCATAGCGCTCCGCCTCTTCTTCTGTCACACGTTGCTGTATTTCCTCTATCTCGTCAAGTGACAGGAACGGCAGATGTTTTAATATTGTTTCACTGTCTAAATAATCACCGGCAGACAGAACCATGCTGGTCTGCTCCATCATGTTTGTAACCTTTGTGCGCTTGAAAGTCGGGCTATCTTCTATGCCTATGAGCTGCAATATCCCATCAATAAAATCAGACACGCACATCTCGAAACGGTCACATTTCAAATCTAAGTTTTCATAAGCCGCCTGAATAGCTGTTGCCGTTACCGCGCCGGCTGAGATTTTATCCGTGTCAAGCGCCATTGCGTCACGGTACAAGCTATCACGCAAATCTAACAATGCGGTCTGGTGTGCCTGGAACGGTACATTGATAGTGTGCGCCTCTGCCCGGCTTCCCTGTTCATCGACAACAGCAGCCTTAACCGTTTTCATTCGCTCAACGAACTTTACCAGGTCCATGTCGTCCATTCCGCCTGCGTTGGTTATTGTCCAGTAGATCAGGCTTGCTTCGTCTATCGTGTTGCATAGCCCGGACTGTATAAGGTCGTAGCCGTCTATCTTCTCACGCAGGCCCGTAAGCTCTGACTGATGCATTCCGTTAGCCCACATAGGCACGATAGGAAAGCCCGGATAATTTTTGCCATCGAGGATCTCATCACCGTCTGCCTCCGTGTGGCCTATAATCTGCACATAAGGGCGCTTCGGGTGTAGTATTTCGCCGGACTCTTCAAACGTTTTGTTGTGTGCGTTGGTGCGCCAGATATAATCCGTGAAACCGTCCTCTTCGTAAAGTGTCGCCCTTAACGGTTTAGAGTTGTCTATCTGCCAGAACCTGATGCCGGAGTGCAGCGCCCCATCTTCTTCACCGTTCAGCGGTACAAATTCCCTTGCATCGAACACTGTTAGATGGTCTTTGTCATAAAAGCCATAAGCAACACCACCCCATAGCGCAGCCTCAGCAAGCCGGATCATCTGATTGTCGAACCTGTCACCGCCCAGCCGTTCCTTTGTGGCATCATTATTGAAAGTCACGCCTTCACCCAAAAGATAACTGTTCTCCTGCATGACAAAAATCTGAAAAAACGCATTACAGAATTTATAGTTTGCGGAAAAATTATCAGGGACCGCTTCACCGGAAACGGTATAGAGCAGTTTTTGGTATTGCATGATAGTGGTATTCCTGCGGCAGAAATAGTCGTAAGCAATATCAGCTTCTTTATACATTTTGTCGCTTTTATATTCTTGTATTGCGGATAGTATAAAACTGATCGTTGCCCGGTCATCGCCCTTCGCCAGCACGTCTAACAAATCTTCATACGTTCTCATTTCCTTAACCTCCAAAAATAGGGTGATACTTTTCGCCTTGTTTATACATTAACTTTGTTGTCTTTACAAAATACCTGGTTGCGTCCATGTAGTGATCGTTTACCTTAACCGGCCTGTCATCTGCGGCTTCATCATCCCACACATAGCCTGCGGCTTCTTTCTCCCAGTCTTTAATCATCGGTGAGATTTTGATTTTGTCGTTCTGTATGGCCAGGGCTGTTTCCCTTATGCCGTCCATTACTGCATTATCAGCCGGGAAAACCTTGTATTTTTTATCGTGCTTGCGCAACAACGCAATGAATGAGGCAGCAGACGGATCAATCACTACACGGATTTTTTCGTCTATTCCCTCTGTCAGCCGATCAATATCTGTCATGTATTCGCCATCGGTTTTTGACACGCCTGTATCTCTGCCGGAATAGTAATAGCCCCTTGTGGCATACCATACCATATTTTTACGCTCCCATACAAGCGCGGCAAAAGCGTTCCTTGTGCCATAGTCTATTGACATATAATAAGCATCTGTCGGAATGTCAAGCGGTGCTTCTTCGAGTGCTTTGTTATACATGGGATAGATCAGGCCCTCAGCAAGCGCCCATTCTCCCAGGATATAACGCTTGTAAAAAACAGTGCCGGAATATTCCTTGCACAGATTGTCTACAAAGTTTTTATCAAGGAACGGATTGTCAAAAATCGTGTACGGCTGAATGTATGAGTCTATATCTTCACGGTCAATAAACTGTTTAAGCCAGTGTGACGGATATTCCGGGTTACACGCTCCATCAAACTTGCTATAAGGTTTATCGAGTCGGGATTGTAGCATGGTAAAAATATCCGGGTGCCACTTTGCTATTTCATCCCCATAACAGTATTTAATTGAAGCACCCTGGATTTTAGCAAGCTGCGAGACTTTTTCTGCACCTATGCAGTAGACCGGAACACCGCACACGATAGCGATATTCCTTGAATTGATTGTGCCAACGATAGCATCAGTGTAAATCTCACGCATTGGCTGAAGCACGTTTCGTTCTATCGTTTCTTTCGATACACCGATAATAAAATTTAATCCGTCACGGTCCTTTACCGCACGGAGTCTTGACGGAACAGTGAAAGCAATATCAACGTAAGACTTACCGGAACGCACGGCACCGATCTTAAAATTGTAGCGGTGGTTTGCGTTCCTTATAAACTCATTCTGTTTCGGGCTGAACTTCGGCATTTTTAGCGGCCTCCTTCGCCTCGGTCAGAATCTCATCTAACTTGTTGAGTGCTGTAGTATCAATGACGGTAGGTTTATCCTGCCACTTGTTAGACCTGCGGTTTTTGAGAATAAAACAGATCGCGCCTATTGACGGCGGGATGTGTCTTTTTTTAGCGTGTTTTGTAGTAACAACTGTACCATCAGGATATTCTGTTTCGGTCTTGTCTGTTTCGGTCACATCATATCCCACAGCGGCTTTATACAGGGCGTTTTCGACAGTATAAACCATCACTTCTTCGCCCTTTTTTAATGCTTCACGAATTTCACTGTGCTGCGTACACCAGTTGTTTAGAGTACCCTCAGAAATACCGATATTTTCTGCAATCTGGCCATAAGTCAGCCCGTCACGCCGCCAGCCCTGTAACAATATGAGTTTATCTTCTTCTAACCATTCTTCATACTTGCCTTTTGCCATAATCCGCTCCTGATATTGACAATGTAAAACATTTTTTTTATTATAACAAGTGTGTAACACTATGTCAAAATCCGCACACAGAAAGGAGAAAAAATATGAGAATATACTTTGCAAAAACAGACTATGACAAGTTTCGTGAAGCAGGCGGAAAAGGAAGCAGCAAAGAAGGCCGTGCATTAAAAGCAAAAGCTGAAAAAAACCGGGAAAACTATGAAGCAAGAAAAGCGGCAAACGGCGGAAGTGCAGTTGGTATCGGTTAATGTCAACAATTCTTTTTGATCCGATAAAAACACAAGCAAAGATTACAGACTCGGTTATCGTTGCGTTTAGCGGCGGTAAAGAGTCTGTAATTGTTTTGGACTTGTGTTATCGGTATTTTGAACATGTGCAGCCGTTCTTTATGTATATCGTTCCCGATTTATCATTTGAAGAACGCACACTGCAATATTACGAAAAAAAATATAATACAGAGATAATAAGAATACCGCATAATGTAGCGAGCGTATGGATGCACTATGGATTTTATAGAGACTATGATCCATACTTCCCGATAGTATGCTCTAATGACATATACAATTATATCAGAGTAAAAACTGATATAGAATGGGCGGCAGCGGGTGAGCGTATAGCGGATAGTATATGGCGCCGGGCTTTCATAAAGAAAAGCGGGAGCATTGATCCGGTGCGCAGACGGTTTTATCCTCTGTCGGGATGGACAAAAAAAGATGTAATGGATTATATTAAATATCATCATCTGTATCTGGGGGAAGATAGCAAAAAATTAGGCTTTTCTTTTCGGAGTCTAAACGGGGATGAGTTAGTAGTCATAAAAGAACATTTCCCCCAGGACTATGAAAAAATAGAACGGTTATATCCCTTTGTAGGTGCAAATGTAAAAAGATATGAGGAGAATTTGAAACATGGCAAAAAGTAAATTTCAAAATTACGATACCGAAACAATAAACCGTAGTGAAATAAAAAACGCGCCATATAATCCCCGATTGATGGATGCGGATGCAAAAAAGAGACTGCGCGCGAATATAGCGAAACATGGCCTTGTATCTGCGCTAACGTGGAATAAAAGGACCGGGAACCTGGTAGGCGGTCATCAGCGTTTGGAACAGCTTGACGCACTTGAAATAAACAAAGACTATGATCTAACAGTGTGCGTTGTTGATGTGGATGAAAGAGAAGAAGCGGCGTTAAACGTGCAGCTTAATAATCCATCAATGCAGGGTGAATGGGATCTTGACAAGTTAGCAAACATGGCAACAGATTTTGAGCTTGACCTTCAGGAGGATCTTGGCTTTTCTGATTCAGACGTTGATATGCTTTTTGATGGTGATGATCGCTTTTCGGAGTTGTTTGCAAGCGAAGAAAAAGAAATCATGCGGGATCAGGTTAACGCCGTAAAGGATGCGCGCTCGGCCGGGAAAGCAAAGATGGCGGACCGCGCCGAGATTGATTATTTTGTAACTGTAGTTTTCAAGAATACAAAAGAACGTGATGATTTTTTAAGAGAAATATCAATCCCCACTTATGAAAAATATATCACCGGGGATCAGGTGCGCCGGCTAAAAAATAAATAAAAAAGACCCCGGTTAAAACCGGGGCTTTTTTTATCTCATCAATGGTTTCCATATACGGTTCCAACGCTCCATATCATTGCTATCAGGATCAGGAATATATTTAATCAAATCATCATCAACATTGAATAGGCCAGGCATACCGCGCACGGGTATAGGCTGAATAGTTTTAATCTCACCTAATACCCAGGCATAATAACCTTTTTGAAAAGAAGAAGAAAAAATCTGGGCGGCGCTGCAATCTTTACGCATAAAAGGCCGGACATCAACCACATCTGCCACACATAAAGCATGGCCGGGGATGCAATCATGTATAGGCTCTTTAGTTGCGCATATCACAATAGGACCTCGGTAGTTAGTATTCCATGATCTGACTTCTATCGTTTTTTCTTCAAACCATATATTCCAGGCCACATCGGGATAAACAGATAATGCCTTCATTTTTTTAATACCTCCATTTTTTTGTTTTTGTTTTTACATTATCACTTATAGTTTATTTTGTCAAGTGTTTTTTTGTTGTATGATCTGCGGCGAATCAGGGCGTTTTTTCTATATAATAGGAAAAAACAAAACTTTTCAAAATTTTTTAAAAAAACGCTTGACAAAATAAACAATAGCTGTATAATGGACTCATAAAGCAAAACAAACCACCACAAAGAAGGGAGCAAAAACATGAATAATTTTGAAAAAGCAGCAAAGGAAGCCGCTATTATCGGCATAATTGAGGAACTACATCTGCAACTTGTGAAAAATGAGATAAAATGGCAAAAAGGCATCTATTGCATAGACGAAAAAAACGAACTAAACAAGGAGATCAAGGCCGCCGCCGTTGGCTTAATTATGAAAATGGAATAAAAGCAGGATCAGCCGCCCCCGGCATAGCCGGGAGGCGGTTTTTTTATGCCAAAATAAAAAAAATAAAAATTTTTCAAAAAATTTATAAAAAACACTTGACATATAAAAAAATGGTGGTATCATTAAATCATAAAGCAAGGGCGACAGGCCCACAAAAAAGAAGGGAGATCACAATATGAAGTATTTTACAAGCTGCAAAACAATCGAAGATGTAAAAAAGGTATATCACCAGGAAGCAAAGAGGTTACACCCGGATGCAGGCGGAAACGCTGCCGACTTCAGGGAAATGATGGCTGAATACAAGATCATTTTTGAAAGATTAAAGAACATACACACTAATAGCAAAGGCGAGACATACACGAAAGAAGAAGAAACAACAGAAACGCCGGAAGAATACGCAAACATTATAAACAGCATTATAAAAATGCAGGGCGTTAAAATCGAGATAATAGGTACCTGGATCTGGTGTACAGGAAATACAAGAGCATATGCAGAGGACTTAAAAGGCGCGGGGTTCTGGTGGTCAAAAACAAAAAAAGCATGGTATCACAACGGATCAACAACCTATAAAAAAAGGCGGGGCCGCTACTCAATGAATCAGCTTAGATCACGCTGGGGAAGTCAAGAAATAAAGCAGGAAGCGCCGGAGTGCATAGCATAAAAAATCAGGCGGGCCGTAAAAAGCCCGCCAAAATAAAATAAAAAAATATCAAAATTTTTTAAAAAATGACTTGACAAACAAAAAATAACGTGATATTATAAAATCATCAAAGGAAAACAACCACAAAGAAGGGAGAACAAAAAAATGAAAAAAAGAGCTTATGAATGTGCAAAGTATATCGTAACTAACGACATCGGAGCAAGAAAACAGACAGCAGTTATTATGGAATACTGCCCCAAAAATGTAAAGCTTGATGATTTTGTAGAAACTGTATCAGATTACACTTTCACACTTGTTCAGGAAATGATGATGGCGGAGGGCTGAAAAAATGAAAAAATATGTAAAAATGGCATGGGCTGTGGAAACAAACTGCCCCTACACCGGAGGACCGATCAAATGGGATTTTTCAGAAGATAATAACATTAGAATTTTAGAAATAACAGCAGGCCCGGAAAATTTTACAAAGATCACAATAACAAGAAACACTTTTCAGGAATGCAAAGAAGAATTAAATGGTCAATTATCAGACGGATTTTTTGAAAATGACCAGGTAAAAAGGGTTATTGAAATAGGTGCATAAACATAGCAAAAAACAGGCCCCCGGAAATGGGGGCCGCCAAAAAAGAAGGGAGAAAAATTTATGTGTTATACAAACAAACAGATTGACAACAGGATTAAAAAGTTAAAAGCACTGGAGGCACAGATTGCAGAACTACAGGAGCAGGCGGATGCGATCAAAGAAGAATTAAAAACAGATTTAGGGGATCTGGAAGAACGCAAAACAGATTATTATACCTTGAGATATAAAACGATAATTCAAAGCAGGCTTGACAACACGGCATTAAAAAAAGCGCTGCCGGATGTGTATAAACTTTACAGCAAAGAAACAAGCTACAGGCGTTTTAGTATAGCATAAAAGAAGGGAGACAAACACCATGAGAACAAAAAACATTTTTAAAGATTTTACCGCACTTGTAAAAAAGGCAATGAAGCAGCAGCTTTTTATAAGCCATATAGAAAATAATTATTATATATCGGATGGCCACTGGATTTTTAAAACAAATGAATACTTATACAATAGTGAACTTATGCCGGTATTGTTTTATGAAGTCACAAAGGGCGAAAATATAACAATAAAGAACGGGCGCCGGGAAGAAGATCATAAAACCGCTGAATGGCTTAAAAAGGTCTATGATAGTATATCAGGCAAACTAACAGCGCCGGGAAGGTTGACGGGGTTATATGTGGCAGGAGCCGAAAAAAAAGACTTATTCGGAGTCGTTGCTACAGATCAAAATCTTGTATCATTAAATAAAACTTTTCTTGATGCCGTGCCGGCTGTATGTGATAATATAACTTGTGGCGGGAAGTTTGAACCAGTTTTGTTTTCGGATGGCTGCCATGATACAGAGTTTTGTATTTTACCAGTTAACATTGACGCAAAAAATATAATAAAAAATTTAGTGTGATCTTTCACCAGGAACGGCCCCAGATGCGGGCCGTTTTTTATTGCATAAAAAAATATAAAAATTTTTAAAAAAATGACTTGACATATAAAAAAAATAGTGCTATTATATAACCATAAAGCAAAGGAACACCACAAAAACAGGAGGTTAAAAAATGGATAGAATAGAAAAAAAAATAAAAGTCACCGTGTTATCACTTGAAAATGGATTTTGCATAGTAACAAGTAAAATCTTTAAAATGGGGCAGCCGGAAAATATAAAAAAATATATCAGCAAATACGAAAAAGAAGGATTTACAGTAGTAGCGGATTATGTAACCTCAATAAATGGTAAAATTTATTGCTAAAAAAAGGAGGATCAGAAAATGTTTAAAAAATTTATTCAACAGATCATAGAATCAGAAAACAAAGAAGATGCGATACAAAATGTATATTATGGCACAGTGTGGAATGATAATGATGAAATAATACAATATGGGATAGAAACAGCATTTGAACATGAAAAAATCACCTGGAAGGAATACGAACTACTAACAAAACTAATTGAAAAATTAAAATAAAATTTTTCAAAAAAATTTAAAAAACCTATTGACATATAAAAAACAAAGTGATATATTATAACTATCAGGAACACAAACCAAACAAAAAAGAAGGGAGCAGCAAAATGACAACCACAATAATTAAAAAGAAAGAAGCAACAGTTAAGAATATCAGAAAAGCAATGAGAAATGCTGAAAAATGGAACGAAACAATTTTAATTGAGGGCTGGGGACAGATTAGAAAATGCGGCAGCGGATACGCACTCGGCCCCCTGCCGGAAGATGACGACAGCGACTCTATGACAGACTACAGCGCGTGGACCTACGGTTGGAAAGAAAAATGGGTACTGGATGACATAAAAAGAAATATGAATATAGTATAAAAACCTTTTATCGCTGAGAGGAAATCAGCGGCGCAAAGTGGGCCGGGCGAATCGGCCCACAACATAAAAACAAACCAAAAAAAGAAGGAAGGAAAACAACAGGAGGTAAAAAAATGAATTATCAGGAATACAGAGAAAAGAGACAAAAAGAGTTTGACGAGCTGCCTATTTTTTATGCGTTTAATGATAAACAGTTTGAGGAAGCACTGGCCGAGCGCGGCTTGACGCTTAATAATTTAGATCAGCTTTACAAGCTGCCCGCCGGCGGTTTTTATCTCAAAAAGGATCACGAAAAAATAAAAGCATTTTTTGAACAGCCAGACCAACTGCCGGAACTGATGAAAAATTTTGATTTTGCGGAAAGCGCTTTTTATTATGAAATGTGTAATCATGAATATATCTATAACTGGGAGGCCGATTATGATGTTATATCATGTTTTGCAAAAATCACATATACAGGAGATACCAGCGACCATGAACGCCGGGATTATTTCGAGCAAGCCGGATGGGGCCCGGAAACAATAAAAGCATATAGGGCCGCCCTGGTACGTTATGCAGCCGATTGCGAGAAGTATGGCTGGGGATGATCATATATTTTGACGCTAACCGGGCGCCGGATTGCTGCCGGCGTCGGATCGCCCTTCTTTTTAACCCCTGGCAATTATGCCGGGGGTTTTTAAATGCAGGAAGATCAGGAACTGCCCAAAATAGCCCCATACAGCCATTTTAAGCCGTTAAGCGGTAAAATGTACCATAAAGTACTAAAACGGGCTAAAACAGGCTAAAAACGGCTATAAAACGGATTTTAGAAAAATCGACATATAGAAAAAATCTAAAAATAAAAATTTATCAAAAAATCTTAAAAAATCACTTGACATTATAAAACAACCGTTGTATTATAAAGACAACGAAAACAGAGCAGCCACAAAGGAGGGCGACAAAATGACAGTAGCAAACATCATATACAATCAGTTAGGCGGTAACAAGTTTGTAGTAATGACAGGAAGCAAAAACTTTTTAGAGGATGGAAACACATTAAGAATGGCACTTGCAAAGAATGCAAGTAAAGCTAACAGATTATGGATCACACTTGAGGCAGATGATACCTATACAATGAGATTTTTCAAATATACGGCGCCCAGGTTCAGCACAAAAACTTATACTTTCTCGGATGAAAAAATAACAGAAGTTAGAACTATAAAAGGTGTATATTGTGATATGTTGCAAGAACTTTTTACAGAAGTAACCGGACTTTATACAAGACTTTAAAAAGCAGCCCGCCCGGAGAACGGCAAGCCGGATCACCACCGGCGGCGGGTTATTTAAAAAAAATCAGGAGGTGAAAAAATGAATAATATCTATATTGTTTATAACTGGAGTGTGCCGGATGAATACACCATAGAGGATGAATTTTTAACGGATGAAATCAAAGCAATTCAGGAAGAAGAAACTATAACAGCCGCATTTTTGAACGGTGAAAAAATCAAATAATTAAGCCCATATAAGCCGCCAATTATACACGGCTATAAATAATAAGCCGTGTATTTTTGAGGGCCTATATAAGCCCAGGAACACCAAAAAAAAGGAGGGTTAAGAAATGGAGAAAAAAAGAAAAAGAAGGAAGGATGCGCACTGCTGCGAAAATTGCGAGTTTTATTCTTCACGCGGTTTTTATTGCGAGTGCGAAAAAGAATCTGAGTTAACAGAAAAAGAACTTACAAAGCACTGGGAAAACTGCGAGCCAGGATGCCCCTGCTTTTTTCTGC